TCTTACTATTTATTGTCTTCTGCCTTTCGCCCAGAGCAAAGACATTATCGGCAGACAGAAAATTAGGAATACCATCGCCGCGATCACCCTTGAGAATATGTTCCTTGACAAACTTGTGAGGATTATCAGTCTTCACAAAACGCTTCATGATGGGACTATACTGGATTACATTCGGGTACTTCTGGAGTTGGACAAAGTCCTTGTCGGAAGAGAGAATTAGAACTTCTTCATGCGGTGCTTTCCTAGCGGCCAGAACACCGATGATATCATCAGCCTCAGCGCCTTCAACCTCGATTACCTTGTATGGGAAGTTTTCTTTCAACTCTTCACGGATCTTTCCGAGAGTGTCGAAAATGAGATTCCAATCGAAGCCGGATTCGTCTCGGGCCTTACGGCGATTAGACTTATAGAAGGGATAGAAGTCTCTGCGCCAAGACCTCTTGCTATCACATGCTACGATTACCTCGCCGTACTTTTCCTTGAACTGCTTCACATAAGAGCGAAGGCTATTCAGTACCATGTGCCGAATTAGGTTTTCATCCAACTTTACCTTTGGATTGGAATTAATCTGCTGCATTAGATTAGAGATTAATACCTGATTTAGGTCGATCAAGATTGCCATAATATTCCTCAGTTGTGCTATTGATTATATAGCAATTATCTCTTGGTGTCAATCGTTTCATCATCCGGATCAGACAAATCAATTTCGGCAATAATAATCTCTTCCATATCTTCAGGACTTTCGATTATTAGATTGCCGTTTTCGTCTTTCTTGAGAAGTGAAACGCTTGTTTCTATGAAGTCGTGTAGATGGTGGTCGATAGATAGTGTTCGGTAGATTAGCGCACGGAAAGCTTCCATTGCAAAAGAGAAATCTTTGTCGAAGTGTTTGGAGTCTTGGTCTAGCCCGTAGCTGTCTAATGCTCCGAGTAGATTCTCGGCCAGATCAACTATGATTTCTTCTGCATAGTTTTGCTTGCCTTTTTCTTTGGCCTTTTCAATCTCTTCTATTTGTGGTGGAATCTCTCTTACAATCTTATTTTCTGGAAACTTGAATATATTTGTCATTTGATAATCCTTAGAAGCACTGTCTCATTATTTATGCGACCAGTGGCTTCCTTCGGCTTACACTTGACTTCATCCATATACTTTCGCAGAATAATCTTGCCGCCCTGCATCAACTTGTTCAGTTGTTCAGTCGGCTTGCGGAGTTTCTTCACAATGGAAGTTTTCTCATCAAAGCCAACTACTGTGCTGCCCTTGACGTTAAGCCCAGCAGGGCCCATAGCATTGTAAACAGCCAGAGTTCGATACTTGGTATTGAACACCCAAAGCTGATTGCATCCGACAATTTGTTTCGGATCGACAGAAACGAGTTTGTGTTCATCATCCTTTGCCTTATACTTGAGCTTTGATACGATAACCGATACAGGCTTCTCCTTCTTCTTGCGCGGCTTACGAGCCTTCACAATCGTAGCAGTGGTTTCAGCACATGATACAATAGAACGGAGAAACTCTACATAGGCTTTGAGTTGAGCCTTCTTGTAGTGAGAATAGCCCTCCTTCAGTTGTTCGTCCTTGCCGTTGAGAGCATCAAACGCTTCCGAATAGAGAGGCTTGTAATAAGTCGCAATTCGTTGAGCGATCTGCGGCTTAACATTGTTCTTGATAATCCAATCCGCCATCTTGAACTGACGGCCGTCCCGATAGTACGCATCAAGCAATACCTCGAGATCGGCAATCAATTCATTACCACGATTAACAATGCGTTCCTGAATAGAAACTACTTTTGACTTGGAGCTATGTCGTACGGAATCTTCTTGCGCTTCTTCAGCACTGGTCGATGAGGCTTCGGTACCGGAATCGGAGCTGGTATAGCTATCGCTTCCTGATACTTCTTCGTCATCGCTTCCAAAGCTCTGCGAGTAGATTCCAGCAGAGAGTTCGTCTCCGCTGTTCTTTGTTCTATCGCTTTGAGTTGCGTTTCCAGTTCCGTTCTTCGCTTCACTTCCTTTGCCTTTTCGAGCAGAGCGGCCTGAAGCTGAATTTCCAAGTTCTTCGACGTTTGTTCCCAGTCGGGTCCCTTCGGCGGTAGCGAGTTCAGTTGCCATGTCGCTAGAGCCAGCGTTGCCGCCAGCAATAGAAACATGAGAAGCACCGCCCGAATTTGCATTTACTTCTTCGCGCGAGACTTCTTTGGTGGAGCCTTCTTCTTTACCGGCGCCTTCGGCGCTTCCATCACTGGCTCGGGAGCTGGCTGTGGCGGCAAGGGTTCGGATTCGGGCAATGTTTCTGTCTTGGAGTTCTTGTGGGAGGTCGCCACCCAAAAGTAGTATGCGACAATTCCAACCGCTAGTGCGGCAATAATTAGCATCAATTCTGTTGACATTTTTAATCAGTTCCTTTTCTGTTTTATAAAACTCTTTCAAATATTCAATGATCCAAGACTTAGCTTGGTCGCCATCATAAAAATAGTTGTACCAGTTGTAGGCGTTTATGACTTGAGCGTTTGAAACTTCACCACGAAGGTCGGGTTCAGTGCCGAGATACTTTTCATCGGAAAACTTACCTCGAATTGCCTTTTGCTTCTTTGCCATAATTCTTTCCTAGACTGTTGAAATCCCAATCCTTGAAATCGGTAATAACGCATATCCCGTCTTCAAGATAGTCATAATCATACGACAAAACGGCCGCAAAGTCAAGTGCTTCCTCTAAATCGGAAAATAATTTTGCATCATGGAAATAACTATACATCACATCAGGGTCACCTTGCCACTGATATGACTCATCGGAAAACAATCCATAAATGTTGTCAATAGCCATGAGATACGCAACTCGGTATTCTGGGCCAGCAGTTGTTAGAATATAAATTCCGTTATCAGCAGACATTATTAATCATTTTCATACTCATCAAATCTCTTTTCTTGCATAGTCTTTTCCTTAAACATTCTGCGTGGATTACCGCACATATGGCAAGAGCAGGGATGGCGCGTCTCGGCCATTTTGCGTAGGTGCTTCTCGCGCTCTTCTTCACTACCATTCCAAAACTTTTGTTTCAGCCAGTGAAATCCTTTAACGCGGTCTAACATACGCTCATGGTGATGACGGCGATCAGCCCTGCTCTTTTTACCCATGTGTTACTTCCTCTTGTTACGAGACTTTCGCTTGGCTGAACCAATCTTACGCCTACCCTTGCGGGGTCTATTCTTATGTGGGTGTGGCATTATACTTTATTCACTCCTATATAGTTAACATTTGTAATCGAGTCAAGACGGAATGACCGCCAACCCTTATTATCAAGATCCCAGACTGCCAAAACATCATCTGTCTGGACGCGCGGGACATGAGCAACTTGTTCCTCAGAAATGACCTGAGGAAGATGATCAGCCATCAATGTACAGTGCATCTTTCGGACTGAACCATCAACCTTATTGAAAGTGATTTCAGCAACACACTTGACTAGTGCTTCCTTAAGAAGGACTTTATCAAACATTACCGTAAACCCTCTGGAGTTCAAAAAACTCGGTCTGTTCGTTGTGAGTGAGGTAATATGTCAATAGAACCTTCATAGCATCACGGACCTCGAGATTGCGCTTGAGGTCTTGAACTTCATGGGGCCGTAATGACCTTAAACCCAATTCACTAATCTCCTTAGAGATAAACTCAAAATTTTCCTTTAGAACTTGACCTACCAAATTTTCGGCTTGGTCATGATCCAACTTAATATTCTTATGCATAGTCACATTATACATCATCTTTTTCCTCTGTTTCAAACTCTTCAAGATAGTCTAGCATATACTGTAGGTATTGTCTAGTCTTTTTTACACCGTGTCTTCCATTATAATGAGCAATGGCTTCTTCGATGAAAATCAATGCACGGCGATCCAAAAACTTATCAGTTGCATCGCCAACTTTTTTATTTAACTCATTAGGCATGACCCATTCCATGATTATCACACCATTCTACTAAATCTTCATAACCGCCGATACGCCTGTTGTTAATGAAGATTTGCGGAACAGTTAGCGGCAGATGATCACCAATAAGTTCCCGAAGTTCATCCCGTGTGTAGTCAACTTCAACAATAAACTCGTCATAACTCAAATGGAGTTTGTTCAACAGTTCCTTAGCCTTCACACACCAAGGGCAGTTGGGCTTTGAGTAGATCACGATCTTCATTTATATCTCCACAATCAACGGTTGATAGTCTTGAAACCACACATTCTCATTCGGGTATCCGCGCGGATGACAAATCACGCGAGTCGGACCAATCATATAATCACACGCCCTATGAGTGTGGCCATGAACGATCAACTTCGGTGGCTTTTTCATATACAGAATCCACTCCGACAATTCAGTGGCAAAAAAGTCATTACCGCCTGAGTTGCGGTAATCTTCATGTACAGACTGAAAAGATGGAAGATGATGGATTACCCAAATATCAGCACCAGAATTGAACAGATAATGCTTGTGTGTTTCGTGAGCCTTCATATATCGGTCATAGTTCATGCCTTTGATATAACGATTGTCCATCATGTACTCCTTGAAATCCCACCAGCGAACAGGAGAGATATCAGTCCAAAGAGTAGCACCAGCGATCTTGATACCTTCAACATCTAGTGTTTCAGGAAAATCTAAATCGGCATCCCGAAACGAGTTGCCATAATAGTCGTGATTGCCCTTAATGAAAAAGACTTTACTCTTAAACTGAAAATGAAAAGCATCCCGAAGTTGAACATCGGGATGAGTATCACCAGCATTCAGGTAAAACACATCAGGGTCTACCGTCATAGAATACGGAGCAAACTCTAAATGCAGGTCTGAAAAGATTCCAAATTTCATATCTTACGTCCAATTGTAGCAGGATCGGTACCATCTGTCAAGTATTGAACAGCACCCTTATTATATGCAGGAGCAACCCGCGTCTTCTTGCGTTCAATTTCCTTGATAGTCGCAACAGTTTCCTCACGGTCGCGCTTCCATTTGTAGTCATCAACTGACCGCTTGAAGCCATTCCCAACCGAGTTAGAAAGCGGCGACAACTTCTTCACTTCACGCTCAGGAATATTTAGGGTGCGTTCCTTGCGCGGCTTGTCCTTGAGAATAGTTGAAAAAAAAGTCTTACGCTCCTCGCGGAGACGCAAGACCTTCTTAGATGGCTTTTTGCGACCTGATGAGGTCTTGGTGTAGACGAGTGCCATTAACCCCAATATCCACAATGATAAGACGCGGAAGAGATAACCCGCTCTATGATTTCCTCGCGGAGAACGTCAGCACGATCTCCTGCCCAATAAAAGTGATGGCCGCGCCGCAAAGCCGCTATAAGCAACTCAGCAGAATACTCTTCAGGATCAAACTGCTCTTCCAAGCCGTAGCAGGAACAGTGGGAACCGGACACCCAGTAGAAGCGTTCGCCAACGCGATAGACCACATCAGCCGAACCTTCATACATTTCCTGATCATAAACCGCAAATATTACTTCATCGGGCTCAGGTATAGATTCCTCAAACTCACGGCAAACGTCTTCCCAAGAAGAGAAAGAACCTTCGTAAACATCAACCATCATTCATAATCCTTCATCATTTCAGCATAGGTACCAGGAACAAACATAACACCTTCGTTACTTCCGTAGAACAAAAAGTGTCTGTAGTAAGGAGTATATATGGTAACCCATTCCATGTCAACAGC